ATACCACCCACGCGGCAGTGCTGCGCGGTGATACCATTGAGGTACTCTGGGGGTCCGGCCGCTAAGTGGTCGTCTCCCCCCAGATGGAAGATCCTCCATGAAGGAATACCGCCGAGTTCTTTGAACACGGGGACCTTCATGTAGTGCGCGAGCGCAATGCGCTCTACGCAAAGTCCCAGTAGGATTAGCAGCGGCTTAGCCAGCGGCTCTCCCATTGGGATACCACGACAAGTCTCTAAGAGACTTCTGTCGGGAAAGTTCACAAGGCGTGGCCCTATGAACATTTTCAGGTTGTTGTACAACCTGGTTAAGCCAGCTACCTCACAGAGGCCTGCTAGCTCAGCATCGGCTATTCTATAGTCGATGACATCGGTTGCCTGTTTCAGGTCCGATGAAAGTACCTTATGCCCTTCTATAAGATGGGCTTGAGGGTACTTCTGCCAGACGGAAAGGCTTTGCCACGCCTGGTCTGCCCTCAGCAACACTGAGTGTGCTGAGGGATGCTTCGCGAGATACTCGCAGAGCTCGTGGCAGTATGGTTGCTGAGCAACCAATACCCACCACGTTGTGCAAGTCACGATACGTGCCTTGCCTCCAGGTTCGGAAACCGTAACCTGTCTTACGGGCAGGGGCTCAGCCCCTTCCCTGATCCAGCGGTCTCGCATAGCGATTGCCGCCAAGAAGATCACTTCACCGAAGTGCTCATCTGCGCCCCAAAGTTCAACTTTGCGGTCTAGAATCTGCCCAACTTTGTTGGACAGAAATTCTGCGTCGCCTTCGGCTTCGCAGATTGATCTCCACCTGGGGACACCCCTAGGGAGTACTACGTTAACGCCTTTTCTGAGAAGAGGCGTCTGTTCGGGCTCGCTTGGCGTGCCCGTAGCCCAAGGGATTATATCCCTGTAGGCTTCGGTGGCCATGCCACCGTTCTTCACCTCACTATCCAGCGAACCGCTGTTGGTGAGGCTTACGTGTGCGGAGCTTAGCTTCGCACCCGACCACAGATGCTGCATAAGTAGGCCAATGTACCTACCGGCATCTGTGTGATCCCTGACAGCTGAGCTGTCTAGGTCACAGGCTACTGAAGTAAGTTCTTTGAACTTTTCAATAGCCTTTTTCTCCTTGTTGAACCCGCCATTGGCGAGATTCCTCGTGGAGATAAGGTGTGCGAGATTCTCGCACTCCCTTTTACACGTTATGCCTTTGGCGTAACGTGAGAACGTG